CGCCTTGATGGGGAAACCCTAGTGGCAGTACGCTTTACGATTCTAGGCTTCGGACCTTCAGAACCAATAGTTGTATTGATGCCCTGCTTGTGTGGGAGTGGCTTTGCGTTTCTATCTGTGACATAACCAGAAACGCCGTATCGCTTAGGCTTCGCTGTTTTAGGCTTAGCCATATTCGCACCCATAACAATTCCACGCTTCCAAGTACCACTCTTGGAATCATACACGTTATAGGTTTTACCACTCTTGCCAATCTTAATCGTGCCATCTTTAACTTCTTTGTTCTGCACCTTACGCACAATCTCAGAAGCCTTACTCTTACCAGCACGAACATTGCTTTTACCTAACTGTTCGGCCCGGTCAGCAGTAATCTTTGCTTTTTGCTTCCTCATTTCATTTCCCCATCTTTTAGTAGTTCAGCCATCTTTTTGCTCTACTGTCATAGATTTGCCTTCTTCTAACACCATTAACAATGACAGTTCTTTTCTGACCGGCCTTTGGGCCTCCGCCAGATTGTGTTGGTCTTGAAGGCGCCATACCAGTACCGCGAACAGTTGATGCGGTATATGCTGAAGCACCCGGTGACCCACTAGAATATGTACGGCCAGATGATGCTGCTGCTCGTTCACCACGCAAAGCAGCAGCCTGTTGGCGTGGGGTTAAAATCTTTTTTGTGCTAGACGTATTATTTTTTGTACTAGTATCAATATTAGTTGTTGTGCCAGTATCAGTATTATTTCTTTTAGTGACTGTAGTGCTATTACTAGTTTTTGCTGCAGTACTTTTCTTCACTGCCGCGCGAACCCGAACACCATTTTTATACACAGCCATGTTACCGCCACCAAGATCAACCTTGCCAGTTAAAGGCTTACCTGCAGGACCAAGAACTTTTTTAGATCCAGTATCATATTTAGTGTTTTGAATTTTAACTTTACGCTTATTGGCGGCAGCCGTTCCAGCCTTACCGAGTTGTTTCTTAGTTAGGTTAAGAGTTTTACCCTTATAATCCCCAACACCTTTAATCAGGCCTTTAGCCTTCTTCTCTGTTTGTGGTTTGCGAGGCGCCATATTAATCTACCATTTCACTTTATCGGACCAATAGGCCGCTGACATTTTACCTTTTTTGATATTGGCTGCATGACGTGCTTTAAATGAAGCCTGTCGTGCAGTAGGCTTACGGTCCCCCGTTACGCCTTGTTGTCCGAAACGAATTGTTTTAACTTGCGAGCCTTCTTTAGCAACAACAACGTGAGACTTAGTGGGATGGTTTGGTGTCCTTTTCGGTTTATTGTAACCTGATACACCAGCACGTTTAAGTCGAGAATCTTTTTCACTAGCCATTACTACTTCTTTTTAGATGCTTTCTTAGCAAGAGCAATCATAGCCTTCTCAGCCTGCATCTCGCGCTTTTCTTCAGCACGCTCACGCCTCATCTCAGCCTTAGATTCTTTCTTCTTATCCTTCTTCATCACAACATTAACAGTAATGTTTTGTTTCCGACCCGAACCCTTGGCAACAGTTTTCTTTACAGCCTTCTTCACTGTTTTCTTAACAGGCATTACTTGCCTTCTCTATCCCAAGTCAAAGAAGACTTAGTGGTTTTAACGTTTGGCATAACAGTTGAATCCTCGGCATGGTTACCGTCACCACCAGCCTTATTTGTTGGATCCATCCAACATCCACAACTCATACACATAATTACTCCTATATCGGCATTCTGCGGCTAATACCAGCAGTCAAATTGGGTTGTCCACCAGCACCAAGAGATGCCATGAGCATTTGAAGATCGGGACGACCACCAGCAGGCATACCTGCTTGACCGGGTGCAACACCACGCATCAAACCACTAGAGGCAAGACCTTCGGCACCGCCTTCAGCACCGCCACCGGGGAGACCCTCACCGGGGGGACCGGCCATACCTGCCTCTTGTCCCACACCCAGTTGGTCAATCCCCGGCGGGGTGGCTTCAGGGGGTGGTTCAGGGGCGAAAGCCTCATTAACCACCTTCTCAATAGGTTGACCTTTCTGCCTACCAAGAATAATTGCTGACAGTCGTGCAAGAATCTCGCCCGGATCTTGACCGGATTGTGCAAGAACAGGAATCGCTTGGGCATAACCCAGTCGCATTCAATGCGAAAGGCATCTGCCTGCGAAGGAAGTCACGACTAATAAGACGATCACCACGAGCCTGCAAACCAAACACAAGGGCACGGTTAGGATCAAGACCAGCCATCAAACCATACTGTACATCAACAGTGTAGTCGCCTTTAATATCTTTCTCAGGCACATACCGGATCTCATACGGTGTACCGTCACTGTTACCGCGAAGTGTTTTAGTTTCAGCACCGAAAAGCATCTCATCAACTTTAAGTGCCTTACGGATAAGATTCTGGAATGTACGGGCAAACATTGACTGACCCGTACGTATTTGCGTATCAAACCCTGACATGAGGGCCTGCACACCACGACCAGTAACAACAGAAGCATCAATCTCGCCACCGCGAGCATTCGGATACCGTGAACCTTGACGTAGTTCCTGATCTAACACACCCTGTTGGGCGAATGCTGACTGTGGAACCTCGATAGGTACACGGCGTACACGTTCACCGTTAGCGGTACGGATAACCGAATCAGGACCTAACGATAGTTCTTGTGCATCAGGTGGCAGAACAATCGGTGCCTGTACAGCTTTCTGTGCAGCCTCTAACGATAGTAACGCGAAACGTGCTTTAGCAACCTGCACGGCAAGCACATCATCGAACTGTCCATGCGTGTCAGTGTCAACACCGGGCCGTTTAGTCCATTCAACTAGACATTCACCGATAGGGTTTTTCGCTGATTCAAGAACAACACCGTTACGTGTAGGTAGAAACAGTAAATCAATTTTAGCATCATGGTAACGTACAACCTCGATAAGTTCGTTACCGGAATACGCATTACCTTTAATAATGTTTTCAGCCTGCGGATACATGGCTGTAAGTTCGTCACGGTTCTTATAGAACGAGAAGAACGCTGCCTTGACTTGACCCCAACGGTCAAACACAGGATATGCACCAATAGAATCCATGAACACGATACGTGGAATACGTTCATCAGTGTCCACTTCAACCATTGACGGCACAAAACCATACGTGAAATACCTGTCACCTGCCGTGTACATTTGTGTTTGTACCTCGGAATGATCCAAGTATCCATTCACGATACGTGTACGCTTCTCAGCAAAATTACGTGCACTATCGGAAATCATTTTACTAGATGAACAGTTAAATGAAGGTAACGGTGCTAACGTTTCAGCAAGATCCCGTGCCGCAACATCAACCATGTTAGCGACAATACCCTTATCAAACGGACCTTCAGGAAACAAATCCGGGTAAACGTCACGCATACGTCCCTGCCGTACAGCAAGAACATCCTGCATACGACCATCACGGGCAGCACTAGCAGACTTCAACCTGTCAAACTGTGCACGAATCTCCCGTAAACGAGGATTATCGGAACCCGTGTCAGGTGTCTCGTTAAACATTACACTCATACATAAACCTTTCAAGCACCGATAGTGGTGAAAGCGTTAGCCGCTTCCGCTTCAAGAAGACTCACAGTAGTTTGTTGCCTACGATCCCACGGTGTCAAGAAACTATTCTTAACATGAGATCTCGTATATGACGAGTTCATCACTACACGATCCCTACAGGCAAGTTCAGCAAACCACATTGCCATCACAATATCTGTTTTCTGTGTCTTCGGGGCATCAGGTGCCCAAGTCACTAACTGTTCCACTAATTGTTTACATGATTCTTGACCATGTGTTGACGGTAATTCAATCAACTGATGTTTATTCTCCCAGTTGTTGAACAGTGAAGTCATCGAAGCAACACCAAAATCAGTGTCATGTTTATTCTGACCCGTGAAATGAGGCCGAATAATAGTGCCACGGGAAGAACAAAACTCGTTCAACTCCCTATCATGCACCAGAAAACCTTGAAACCCGTTACGTTCAATACGCCATTCACTAATACGATACTTCACAGTGAAATCTTTAATCATGTCACGCATCGCTTCAGGCGTAATACCAGCCTTATTGTACACATCCAACATGTACCGTTTCTGGGTTTGTATATCAAGACCAGTCACCACGGCGGCAGTATGACCAGAAGTAGCAGGGTCAAGACCCGCCACAATGATTAAACCATCCATACCGTTGATACGCTGCCCAACCATACCTTTCGGTATAGGGCCAGCCATACGGTTACCGTTAATCGCAGCTTTCACCGCTTCCGGCGAAAAAATCGCATCCTCAGACACCTGCTGCTGTTGATACACCATAGCCCAAGCGCGAGGTGAAACCCTACGCCGCTTCTTCGATAAACGAGGCCCATCCCATTTAGGATAATACCCGTTCTCGTCTGCTTCCTGAGTTTCAATCTTAGAACCCGGCTCAGGCTGATTCGATCTAGGCCACAACGTAACCCAGTCCTCAACCTTGTCGTTAAACTCTAATACGGCAGGCATAGACAGGTATGACCATGGGGAAGCCTCATCGGGATACCTGTGCTCGTCCCGAAGTTCCCTATACAGGTCTTTCGAAGCGAGACGGGTACCCACGACAAGCATTGAACCGGATGCTGAAATACGGGAAATAACTTCCGACTGCAACCAGTCAATCTGCTTCTCAAACTCGTGAGCGTTAGTCAAGTCAACTGTATCGTCCAAGATAATCAAATCGGCACGGGCACCATAAATATGGCCACGAATACCGAGCGCTTGGACAGTTGGATCTTTCTCGCCAGAATCACGAGCATTATCTGACACGTAAATCATTGTCTGATTCCACGCTTCAGAATCCTTATCAAACCCGCCCAACGGGGCGTAGGCTTCAATCATCGCCTCATAGCGGGGATGAGTGAGACGGGTCTTAATAGCGTACAGCATCTTCTTCGCCATCTCAGCAGTCTTCGACACGAGAATGACACGGATGTTCGGGTCCATACAAATGCGGTACACCACATAGTTAATCGTTATCGAAGTAGTTTTCGCGTGCTCCGGTGGCATGTTCACCATCACCAGGTCACGTTCACCTTTTTCAAACACCATACTCGGATGAACCCAGCTAGGGTCACGACCTTCAATCAAATCCACCACATTCTGCATGTGAGGGAAAACCTTCGCATCCAGATACTTCTCCGAAAACTCAGGGAAAGATAAAACCTCACGTTCAGGTTTAGGGCCAGCCACACCATTCCGCAAATTACGGATACGTTCCACAGCGGCCACAAATTCTTCATCATCACGCCGCCAACGCTCATACGTAGACACAGACCTGTCCACAGCTTTCATCGCGTTAGCGACAGTTAAACCATCCTTGAAAAGTTCAAGAAAAGCTTTCTTCGCTTGATCCACATCAGAGCCTTGTTTACGGCCAGCATTAGCCATAAACAACCTCCAACAGTATATAAGCCAAGGCGGAATCCGGTGAGCCTTGGCAGGGTAAATTAGGGGGGTTGTGGAGGACACCAGTGAAGGGGTCCGAAACAACCCCTGCGGGGTTTAAGCCACGGCATCCGGTGAGTGGCTTAAGGTAAACTATATTAATATATAAAACTATAGCAGCCCCTCAGAGGGCTGCTTTAATATAACTATAATAATAATTTATAAAACTATAACGCCCGCCCTCAGAGGCGGGCTTTAATACTATAATAATTATTTTATCTTCTACTATAGTATTCCTCGAAAAAGCTGACAGTTGTGACAAAAAAAATCCCATTTATCCAAAACGTTACACAAACGTTACATTAAACTATACCAAAACGGACATAAAGACACATTATAAGAATATGACGCGTAACCAAAAGCAGCTAATATATATGTGCTGCGGGGGGTCGGGTTTAATAACCTCGGGTCAGTCTAGTGTGCTTAGGGTAGCCTACCCTTACCTACGGTTGCGTAGGTTACTCATGGGTAACTAGTGGGGAATCGGGGATACCCAGGGGGGTATGCCGACCGACCGACCCCATATATGTAACCGTATACATAGTTTTCCCCAACATATACACAGTATGTGGATAACATTGTGGATAAACAGTTCCATATTATGGAACATTGAGAGGGGAGACTAGTCAAGGGTAGTGGAGGGTAGTGCCAGTGTGCTGCCTATTGTTAGCGGTTTATCCATAGGTTTTCCACAGCTTATCCTCATGCCTCTATATGGCGATTCTAGGGGGTATAGGCGCGATAACACATGCCCTAGGTGTAGTCGGTCAACCTTCCCGAGTTCCGTTTATCGGACGGTGTTCGTACACTTGTACGATTACTGGAGTGTGACGTAGATCACATGGAATTTATTGCGAAACACTAGACATGGGGCTTGCGCGTCCTGTAGTGTCTGTCTTGTAAGGAATTGGCAGGGCAGTGGAGCTCAGCGATGAAACTCTCCCACTAATTCCGAGCAATACCCCTAGGGGTACTAACTAAACAGGGACTAGTGGAGATAAGCCCGTCAGATCTTGACAGACAAAAGCGCGTAAGCGTGCCGCACTCGCAAGAGTGTCGCCAATGAGTTGAGTGAAGGACGTGAGCGAAGGACGCTACATGCCGATAACGTGGCATGACTAACTAGAGCGCGTGGCGCTGAGGTTAGGACAGACTAGGGAGAGTGACAGATTTCTAGCATGTTAGGCAGGGGCTGATAGTCCCTGTCTTTCATGGTAGTAATCGGACTACCAAATAGAGAAGGTGACGTAAGTGATTAAGGTAACCGAAGAATGTGAGACTTGTGAGAAGGTTCGCGTGGTCACTTTGCATAGTGACGGAGGGTATATATGTCGAGAGTGTTCGGCTAATAGTTGGGTTTACTGAGTGTTGCGTCATAGTCGGACGCTAGTGCGCTAGTGTTCGGCTATGTCCTAACAGTGGGACAACTAGGGAAGGATAGGGATATGTGCGAGACTTATAGCGGGTGGACTAATCGTGAGACTTGGGCACTCATGCTTTGGATCAATAATGATGAGGGCTTACTGTCGATGATGCATGACCATATCGCAGAATATACGCGCGACACTAAACTAGAGTCATTGGCTTATGAAACATCTAAAGCTCTAGAGGATTTTGCGGAGTCAATGTTCACGCGTAGTGGATATGCGGAATTTGCAGGGGATGTCTGGCCGGATAGTCTGGCCGATATTGCTGAGGATATCGGTAGCCTGTACAGGATTAACTACTATGAATGCGCCGAAAGTATCTTGTCAGATATGGCGGCCACTGCTTAACCTATTGGCTCATAGTCTGGCCTAGTGTGAGCTCACTAGGCTAGGTTATGTCCTAATAGTTGGGACTAGATTAGGGAAGGATAAAGTAATGACATATGCAAGCAAGCACAACACACAATCGGAATCCACAAAAGTAACCCACAACGTCTATTGGATAGGGGATAGTGGGCACGGGTGGCTCGCCGTAGCACTTGACGCATATCCTGAGGCCATCGAATACGGTACAGGATTCGGTTACATGGACAATACACACATATACTTAGAGGAAGATGTAGAGGCCGTGGCCTTTCTCGATAACCATCCTCAGATAGCGGGATCAAATAAGCGTGGCATGTTAGCCGAGAAAATTTATGACGGTGACGCGCCGATACGTGGGCTAGGCAGGAACCTAGACATGCTAGTGAAAGGGTAGTGACATGACTAATTGGGTGGTAAAATTACGTTCCGATAGTGGCACATTTCCGAGGCTTATCGTGTCGGCGGATAGTGCCGAGGATGCCATGAAAGTGGCGTGCAATATAGAACTAGCACCATTGCGTAGTGTAGTGTCAGTGGAAGAATATAGGGAAGGTTAGTGACATGATTACAGGAGTTACGATTAGGATATTGACCGCCAATGATGAGCTGAAGACCTACACATATGAGGCTTACGGTAGGGTGAAGGCTGACGCGATAGTGACTGAGACTATTCGCCTATGTAATAGTCAAGGTGGCATAGTGTTGGGTCACGATTATGGGGTGACGGTATGACTCTGACTAAGCGTGGCAGGATAGTAGTGACGATAGGCGTAACCTTGGTGACCCTAGTTATCATGGCACTATTGGGTTACGTGGAAACCCTAGGTTATTGGTAACGGTTTGGTAACGTTACCTTAAATGTTTGGTGTAACACTAGGCTTATCATGCTAGTGTTATGCCATGCACCTAAGGTAGGTGTAACTAGATTAGATAGGTGGATGACGTGGTGAATGTAGATATAGACATGGTGGATAGTGAATACTATTGTTGCGACAGTGGCATACCCGAGGGTATGACTATCTATAACAGTCGTATTGGTGGCAACCTAGTGGCTTTTTGTGCCACGTGCACTACAATATGGGGCTATTGGGAATGTGCTTGCGAATTGGTGCATGACTGTCACGGTAAATGGGAATGGTGAATGACATGAGTAAGTGTGTAGTGTGTGGCATGTATCTAGATAATCGGGTAGGTGAACCTGCTAGTGTCCATGGCACGGTAGATGGTGGTTTGTGCATCGGCTGGCTTGAGCCTACTATTGGAAGGGAAGGATAAGGTAATGGGTAATAGTGTAGTAATAAATAATGTTGATCGAGAGTTACTAAGTGAGCAGACACTTGATCTGGTGAATCTGTTGTGGAATAAGCCAGACAGTAAGTTGTGGGGTCTAGTGGAAATGCTGAACACGTGGTACGATAATAGTAATCAAACAAAGGAAGGATAGGACAATGGAATTGACTACAATAAATAGTGAGACACTACACACGCTACTGAAAGGTGGCATGGTGGCGAGTGGTAAAGACAAATACCTGCCAGTATTGAATAGTGTACGTGTCGAGGTGCGTGAACCACTAGTACGTGTTGTATCTACTGACAGGTATCGGTTAGTCATTGGTGACGTAAACATGCCGGAAGGTACAGTGATGGAGACTGGTAACTTCACCTTACCGTTAGATAGTGCCAAAGATTTATTGAAAGCACTACCTATAAAGAAAGATAGTGGCGAAGTGCTTATCGAATTGAGTGATGATGAGAAGTATGTATCGTTTACTTGTGAAGGTAACGCTGGTAAATGGAGTAAAGAATACTTGACACTCACTGGTCAATTCCCTAAATATGAATCACTAATCCCTCAAGCATTCACACCTACAGAGGAGATAAGTTTTAACCCTGTATTCATGGCTGATATTGCTAAGCTTCCTGTATCTGCCAACACACCTGTACACATGAAGTTTACTGGTGAAAACAAGCCCATGTATGGCACGATTCCTGGTGCTAATGGTGTAGCGTGGACTTACTTGCTTATGCCAGTGCGTATCACTGAATAGTATTGTTTTTATGTCATCATAGTGGTGACGGAATAGATCAAAGGAGAATAGGTTATGGGTAGGCACAGGTCTGGTTCGGCACAAAACAAAATCCTTGAATACAAGGTTACTTGCGTAGAGAATGGTTGCGATTGGACGTTTACCACTAGATCAACGGTTGAATTGCAGAGTGCAGGTAGATCTCACAGGAATTGGCATTACGATAATAGTCCTGCCGGTGAAGCCAGAGCCAAGAGGGAAGCTGAGTCTCGGGAAAGGCATAGAAAGATCCAGATGGAAACTTGGATAGCACAGAAAAAGTATGAAAGATCAATACAGGTAAGAGAATTACATAAAGAATATGATCGAATGCGGATAGATTATGAAACTCTTACTCGCGCTGAATCTTTACGCATCGAAACTTTACGTGATATGATTAACTTGCAGCAAAAGATACGACAGATTTCGGAAACAAAAATATAGTTAATGGCTACGCCTAGGGTAGATTACCCTCACAAGGAAAGGTAAAGATAATGATTCGACTAACATTCTATCGTGCTGACGGTAGTAAAGACATGTACCATTACGCTAATGATGACGATTATAGTGTGACAACACATCTAATGAAAGAATCATTAGACGATAGTGTAACTATCGAGATCAAGATAGTTGATGATGATGTTGCTTGACATACTGTACTGGGTAACCCTGGCACTAGTAACCATAGTGGTAACAATATTCTTTTTAACAATAGACAATTAGGAGAAGTGAAAAACATGAGTAATCAGAAGGACTTTTACGCACACAATCTACTGGCACGGGCAATGTACCTGCAATTCTGTAACCATAAAGGATTCGATCCACGCCCATACCCTTATTCTGATGACGCTGGTAGAGACTATGCCACTGTTGCCATGAAATATTTAGGCTATGACGATAAGGCTGTCGAATTACTGGAACAAGATGTGGCTGGTGAATGGTGATGGAATATGGTGACGTTGACTGGGAGCAATCTAACTGTGTCGGTACTGACTGGCGTTTCTTCTATGCAGATAATGACGCAGGTTTTGAGGGTGGTGAGTCGAAAGGTATCAACAACTTATTGAAACGCATATGTGCAACATGCCCTATCTTAAATGATTGTGCCACATATGCTATACCTAATGAAAAATATGGTTACTGGGCTGGTATGTCTAGTGATGTGAGAAGGGAGATACGTAATGGGTGCAAGACTAGACCGTTTGCTGCGTAGAACAGCACGGAAACATCCGTTACCGTTCATGCAGTTACCGTTAAATGGTAACGATTATCGTGGTATACCAACGATGGTATGTCCATGTGGATGTGACATGTTCATCATGCTTGCCAAGTTCGATGACGACAGGTTACCGGGTTGGTTTGCACTTGATGGTGTGTGTGCTGCATGTGGCGCACTCATATCGTTACCGTGTCCAGCTGATGAGGATGGTGAATGGTGAATGATTTCTTCTATACTGTTAAGTCTCACGTTAACTGTGATACCAGTGAATAGTGAATACCGTGCAGCACATAGCGTTGACGCTGAAGATAGGAAAGGTTTCGAGCCTAGCCTGTACCGTGGTGAATGGTATTCACCTGAATGGTGGCAGGTACGGAAATGTATTATGCACCGTGAATCACGATACGATTATGGTGCACGCAACAAAACTAGTTCCGCACAAGGAGCATACCAGTTCCTTGACAACAAGTGGCGGAACAGTTTAGTGTGGATGATGTTGAAAGAATCCAATGATACCAACGACTTTTTGCAACCAGGATTACGGGAGTTGCGTGATGTTCCGATAGCGAAATGGTCTAGGTATTGGCAGGATCGCGCCTTCTATACTGTGTGGCAACATGGTGAAGGTAAGTTACACTGGTACTATAATGGTAGTAAATGTTTCTAGGAAAGGAATAATGATGGGTAAAATGAAAGACAAGTATCTGATGAATGACACGCCACCGTTGAATCTATCTGATCTACCTGACGGTACTCTTATTCGTATAACAAAATATGGTTCACTCGTGTTCCATTATTTTAAAGAAGAAGGAATCTGGCAGATCCCCGGTTCATTATCGTACTATCACGATAGTGAATTGAACCAGTATGATGAACCAGTAGAAGTATTGTATGACCCGAGGAAAGGATAGGCACATGTCTTACGCAGCAGACGGACCGCTAGACCCACCAGATTGTTACTGTATAGAAGATTGCGATTGCGAAACAGATGCATGTTCCATATGCGAATGCAAACCATGTTTATGTGACGTAGCGTATGAGTCATGGAGGGAACGATGAGCGCATCCGTATCAGATACATACGAATCGGCACACGACCCATTGTGCCCGTTTCACATGTTAAGCCAAAAACCAACAGGCATTGCCATGTCGTCCTGCCAATGTGGGTTGATTGCCCGTGTCCGTGAGGACGAGCGCATGCAGGTGAAAACCAAAGACAATGCTTACAAGTTATTTATTAGCACCTTGGCAGAGATAGGTATTGAGTACAAGATTGCTCAACATTTTGTGCCTGGCTTCGGGGTCAAAGGTTTTGTGAGTGTAATTATTTTTGATGAAGACGGAGCAAATTTTCAATGTGATTTTACTGAGGACGGTGACTTCATTGGTCACGAAGTTTCCGCAGTGTAACGCGAAAGAGAGGAAAACTATGAGAACGTTTACCGCGGACGAAATGAAAGAATCACGGACGGAAGGATTCCGTGCAGGAATAATTGAAGGCAGGATTCGACAACAAAGAGAATCCAATGCTGCTATACGAGTGCATTGGTTACAAGGATACGCGCGTGCCCTGCGGGATGCAATAGGTGTGATTGATGCCGTAGACGCTAAGTATGAAGTGAACCCTGACTGGGTGCTATGGGAAGCCAGAAAGGCAATCGAGGCATTTGGAGTTGAGATGGGAGTTGAGCAATAGATAACAGGTTCATACAGGAAATAGTTAATGCGATTTCCCGAGCCAACTCAACGACATAATTCGAGGGGTAAACAATGAGTGATAAAAAATATATATGCGGCTACTGTATTACAACAAACCACGATAAATGTAAAAACGAACCAACATATAACGACAAGAAATATAGTTGTGAATGTTTCTGTCGCACTATCGAATACACTGATGAGATACGTGACCGTATGATTGAAGAATTCTACGGCAGATGACATGAACCGGGGATGGTTGATACTGTCCCCGGTTTAGTCACGCCACACCCAAGGTGGCTCACCACCGAGACGTTCAACAAGTTTATCCATGATCCGTTCGTCACGTCTACGCACTGTGCGGTCTGAACAATCCAACCATGCAGCCATTTCTTGTAACGTGAGTCCACCGTTACGGTAAAAGTTTTCTAAAAACACACGATCTTTTTCGGGTAGTGAATAGAACGCTGAACGCACATCCGCGATCATCGCTAACCTGTTGTTGCCTTCACTAGGCTTACTAGAGCCACGGATTTCACCACCGTAAATCATTTCACCACTAGTCCAATCATCAACATCAAAAATGTTGGGGATAATTTCTCGAACCATCTGTGGAGTGTAATAAAACACATCATTCCTATCGAAACCTGCACGTTTCTGGCGTTCAACACGTATCAGAGTGAGGCAGCGTTGCCGTGCAGCATTACGCAGCTTATTTTCCCCATGTTTACCTTCTTCACGCCATTCCATGATCTTGTTTGGATGTTCCAACATCCATAAACATGCGTCACTAAACAAGTCATCTGATTCTATAATGTTGCGACCTGATTTCCATGCAGACATGGATCCTTGGCGGGCTAGTTTGATTTCTTTATCAGTCAACTCCATTGTTACCACGAGTAACGTTCTCCTTCAACAATAAATGAACGGTTAGAGATAGGTATAGGCATGGGTGTAACGTTCTTCCCATCCACATATAGGATACCGAATCCTTGCTGCCAGTTCGCTATACCTTTCGTGTACTTGGCTTGCTTCAATTCCATAAGGTTACCTACCTCGAAGCCCCACAAGGTGCGGGTGAGTGTGCCACCCACGCTAGTCGAATAGGGCTGCAGCCCGAGCCTATGGGTATGGCCACACACCACTGATTTACCTGTCTTCTTGGCTAACCCTTGCGCTGTTTGACCTGCCACTTGGGACACGCCAGCCTCATCACCATGTAACGCAACCCAACCGGGTGCAACCTTATCCCAGCCATGTTTATGGAACGTGACACCAAGCTCAGGTAGGCGTAGAAAGTTTTCTAACTCCAGTTCAGGTAAACCCAATAGTCCGGGTGCGTTACGCATAACTTTATGAAACAATCTATCCGTATGGTTAGACCTGATCATATGATTCACTTGCAGATCTTTCAACACTTGCACCGTGAGGTCACGATCCTTACCGATACTGCGTTCATATTCGAGAGGTGTACCTGCACTCCAACGACTAATCGTTTGGAAATCCATCTCATCACCAATCGTCAACACATCATCATCCTTAGCACGCATGTCACTGACACATTGTGCCACAGCATCGACTGCTTTACGATCATGTAACGGTACCTGTAAATCTGATATAACCCATACTCGTCTCATCACATTCCTTCCATCTGTTTCAACCATCGACTGATTTTAATGTCAAGAAACGTGAGATAATTGACAGCATCAGCAATCTCATCCCGTAACTCTGCAGCAATACGCACCATAGACATGTCTTCAAACGCCTGCTTCGACCCGAACCCATAGTCACGGTTACCTACACCAGTAATCCTGCCCCTAGCGTAGGCAGTAAACGATTCTTGTGCCACAGCAAGCTGTTCTGTTGTCATACCGTACGGTTCATATTCAACGGGGGCACCTGTAAACGTATCGTACCCGTATTCCGTTCCTGTTCCGTAATCATCAACCCCATTGCTGTTAATGTTCTCAATAATTCCACCCATGTTGCGTGATCCGTAACCATTCACATCAAACCCCAATCCTTTTCCGTATACCATCTGAACCTTCAGACAAATAAACATCGTTAACATCCATGCCGTCAGGCATAGACACTACTACTGCCACATCTATTGCTTGCATAATTTTTTTACCAAGATCTTTACCAGCCTGATCACCATCAGTCAGCACAAACACTGTCCGATAGTCTTGGAAGGCACGCGCATACCATGTTTTCCATCCGTTAACACCCGGCATACCTACAGCGGGTATACCACACATGGAATGTGTGATCATCGTGTCTATTTCACCTTCACAGATAGCAATAAAATCACTATCAATATTGAATGCTGGCACATTATACATGTGCTGTTCAGCACCAGAGCGGGACAAATATTTAGGTGACTGTTCTGAAGTGATAGCACGAAACCTAATATCCACTACACCTGTCGGTGTCACGTACGGTATAGCGAGACGGCCACGCATGTCTTCATGTCCGATCATCGGTTCGTGCACGTAACCTAGACGGTGTATATTTGCCGCGTCTCTGCTGATACCTCGACCCGTCAGATACCGTGCTGCCTCGTCTAGTTGTAGTTGATACGCGCTTGTCGCTTGTTCCAGTGAGTTCCTCGCATCTTGCGACAGCATCCTTATACTCCATTCGCTCATAATATTTAACTACTTCGATAGCGTCACCCGCGAAATCGCAGGCTAAACATTTCACTTGCCCTGCTTCACTGTTGATCCGGCAACTAGCATGCGAATCGTCATGTGCCCCACATTTGATGGACTGCCACACGCCACGAGCTGGGGGTAGTTTCCATCCGTAATGTTCCAGCACTGGCCAAATATCGAACCGTGCGTCAGTCATTGAGGACATTATTTATTCTGTGTATCTTACCCCATTCCACACCAGCAGCATGGGCAGCCTCAACTTCATTCTCAATATTGAATCCGACTATCTTGGATGCCAACCAGTAGCGGAACAAGTAAAAGTATTCACGTATCATGTCATGTCCTTACGTTAAATCATTCCAGCGTAACAAGTTTTGTAGGGTTTCTTGACTCATCATCACGACTGCACCTTTAGCATTCGCGCCACGGGTTTTACGTACCACGATACCGTACGTGGGCACATCATATTTCTGGCTGTAATGTTCAGCTTCAATGTCTGCTTCACGTAACCATTGTAACACATCATTGGCTTTAACGTTTTTCGCTTCAACCACAACAACATGATTGTTTGTTAACTCGATAGCGATGTCACCGATGTCTTTAGCCCCTGCACGGGGTAGTCTGCGTGCCTTGAATCCTTCCATGTTGTAATAGTTTTCAAGGTCAGCTTCCCACAAGGAACCTTTACGCTTGTTTTGTGCACTCATGCCGGTATCCTTTCCATCAGTTGAGAGACAGCGGCTCGTGCCTGTTGCGGCACAACACCGTTGCCGAGCATCTTGAGTTCTTGCGATGCACTCAGGCCGTGACCAGTGACCCAGCCTTCAGGCAGGCCCATCATCCATTCGACAAAGACGGGGTTTAGGCGATCTCGTCCTGCTCGCTGAATA